GACTAAAAATCCAGTAGCTTCCTACTTCAATGATAGTTACCAAATGAGAAACATATGATTTTACATGGCGCATCACTTCTACCAAAACTACAAATCACATGCCTTAAATGGATTTTATAATCTATCTCCATAGGCGTAAATTCGGACGATACCCGTCCTATGCGTATATTTATCAACAGACAGATCATATAGGTATAAATATTGATACACAACTCGCTTACATCCATACCACTAAAGATCGTATGGTTTTACGCTCGAATATAAATAGTTAATTACGGAGGACGAACATGCATCCATTCCTTGATGTAAGTAAATTAACTGACGAAGAAATTATTGATAGATTGGGTAAAGCTTATACCCATATGAACTATCAAAAACAGCTAGGACATACTCCAACTGTACATAGTATAAAAGAAGTCATTCAGTCTCTCGAAGATGAAAGGCAGCAACGAATGGCAAAAAATATGGATGAAGAATATAAGAAAAAGTTCCCTGATTTAAATAAGCCAATAGATATCGGTAATTTAGAAGAATGATTAAAAAAGGTAAACATATTATCAAGAGTTATATGACTCTTGAATATTCTTTTACAGGTATTAGAATACAAGAATCTGTATTAACTCCAGTAAATTGGTTACTTTCTGTAGCTCTTATAGTATCTAACAAAAAAAATAAACTATTAGAAGATGCGGAATATAATGCAACAATAGCTTATCAAAAGATTTATTTTTGGCTTGATACAAATTTACCTAATATTGTAGCAGTCGATGTTACAAACGAAAACGACCTGTATATTGCAAATCTTTCGTCTAACATTACAATGCATTGCCCGACTAATCCTCATGATGATATTTTAGTACAGCTTCTTCATGCAAAAATATCTACATTAGCTGGAAAAGAGTTAATTGTAAGTGAAATAAAATTAAAAGGTAATGATACTAATCTCGAATATACATTTGATGATTCGGATAACGGCTATGATTTACCACAGTTAACCAAAAATTATTATACAGATGGAAAAACACGAGATAGTATTCCATGGTGGTTTAGAGATGATGGTTTTTGTTTTGAATTTGTAGACCCAGAGGATGAAAATATTCCTACAGATAAAGTATTTGATGATATTATTGATCCGATGGACGAATTTAAAAAAATTATCAGCGAAGTTGATTCTACAGTCGGTATAACAAAAGAACCAGCAAGAATAATTCAAGTTGAAAAATGGAAACCAAAGAAAATATAAAAACTAATAAGTACGGTCAAGCAATACTTACAAGTGACGGTCTTAGAGAACTTTTATTGCAAGGTAAAAATATTAGTCATTTAAATGTTATTTTTGATGAAGAAATAAAACTTTATGAAAAATATCAATCAGAACTATTGAATGATACTATAACTTTTTTAGGAGACCCAGAAGAAATTTTATCCTATGATGATTTTCATAGTAAATGCGCCGAAGAATGGGTATTTCCCATAGTATATCAGCAAATCGATGTGCATGCGTGGCTTATAGATAAATGTAAGACACAACAAGAGATAGATCGTGTAAACGAAGAATATAAATTATATGAAGAACGAGATTTAATTATGCTTCTTCGTTTGTTTATATACCTCATTGATTATATGAGAAAGAATAAATTTATCTGGGGTGTAGGAAGAGGATCGGCAGTATCGTCATTCTGTTTATACTTAATAGGAGTTCATCGAGTTGATCCTATTAAGTATAAACTTAACATAAAGGATTATCTAAAATGACTCCGACAAAGGAAGAGCAAATAGAATTTGCTAATGAAAACTCAAAATTAGTTGATGAAATGAATAATATTATTAGCAGCGGTACATCGATAGAGAATTTTATTAAAATGAAGGAAAATATTGAATCTCAACGAAAACTTTGGGAAAATTATAAAAAGAAACACTCAGGAGAATAATATGACCAGACATGTCACATATAGAGGCACCACCATTGATATGGAATCAATGCGCCGAGAAAATGAAAAAACAACAGCAATCGGTAATATGAAGGTAAATGCACGTGGAGATAAAATCTCTAATGGTGGAATTGTTACTAAGTCTGCAGATCAAATCGCAAGAGAAAATCATCGCGTGCAATCTGTAATTGTTAAGACTGGACTAAAAGGTGCTCAGCCTGATGCCACAGGAATTAATCTAAATGCTCAGCAGCCACAAGCAAAGGCAATCAAAACAAATCCTTCTGCACCTGCGGTAACTTCTAAGGAAATAGAATTACCAAGCGGAGATATAATTTTAGAAGATGACAAAGAAAGTAAATAATGAAAATTAAAGCACTTAAGGGCAAAGTATTGGTTACAGACCTCGAAAGAGGTTCAAGAATTATAAACGGTATTATTATACCAGATGATAACGGAAAGAGCGAAGGTATTCGCCCTCGTTGGGGTAAAGTGTATTCTGTCGGAGAAGATATTACAGATATTGTACCCGGACAGTGGATTCTTATTGAAAATGGTCGCTGGACAAGAATGCTTAAAGTTAGGGAAGAAGATTTAACCTATACACAGGTATGGGGTGTAGAGTGGCCACAATCTGTAATGTTAGTATCGGACACTGATCCGGAGGCAGTTATCTTTTCTCAGTGGGCTTGACTTTCTCAGAAACATCGCGTTACACTGTTACATACAATAAGGATAACGAATGCACCAGTTATGGAGTGAAAAATACCGGCCCAGCACAAAAAACGGGTATGTTTTTAAGGACCCAAAACAAAAACAACAAATCGAACAATGGATAGCTGGCGGTGCATTACCGCATATGTTGCTGTCTGGATCACCGGGTACAGGTAAATCAACCCTAATTAAATTATTACTTAACGAATTAGGTATTAATCCATTTGATGTATTAGAAGTCAATGCATCTAAGGATAACGGTGTAGATTATATTCGCGAGACCATTACTCGATTTTCCGAAACAATGGGTTATGGTGAGATGAAGTATGTATTCTTAGATGAAGCCGACGGATTATCTCCGGCGGCCCAGGGTGTTCTTAGAGGCACAATGGAAAAATATGCAAGTTCAGTAAGATTCTTACTGACATGTAATCATCCAAATAAAATTACAGATGCAATTAAATCAAGATGCGAAACAGGTCGTATGCATATTGAAAGTCTCGACATGAGTGAATTTTATATGCGCCTTGTTAATGTGCTCGATACAGAAAAAGTAGAGATTGATCCGGATGCATTACAGGAAATAGTACAGAAGACATACCCGGATCTACGCCGCGGGATTAGCATGATTCAGGCGAATACACAGGCAAACAAACTGATTTCGCCTAATGCGGACAGCGAACAAACATCTGACGCATTAATAGAAATGGTTGCTTTATTTAAAAGTGGAAAATATAGAGATGCTCGCCTCCATGTATGTGAAAAATTTAATCAAGAAGATTATGAAGGTGTTTATCGCTTCATGTATGAAAATCTTGAAGTATGGGCAGATACAGAAGAAAAAGAAAATAAATGCATACTTGTAATTCGTGACGGGATTGTAAAACATGGTCAGGTAGGTGATACTGAATTGAATCTTAGTGCTACACTGGTGGAATTAGAAATGGTAGCAAAGGGAATATTATAACATGGAACAAATTATATACGGTCGCTGGGAATATTCGATAGGTAAAACCCCTTCGCATATTATATTTGACGAATATAGAAATATGTATAAGAAAAATAATGAAGGTATAACTGTTGCTGGCTTAGATGTGTGTATACGTAACGACAATAATAGAGCAGCCATAATACTAACTTATGATATGGAATCCGAAACGTACATGAAGTTAAAAACATACAAAGCATTATTAATAGGAATTTAAATGGCTAAAGAAAAAGTATTCATTGTTGCTACACATAAGCGTAGTCTGAAAGTAAATCCAAAAACAGGTAAAGCTATTGCTGGCGAATGGGAAACTCACGAAATTATCGAATTTGTTGATCAACTTCGTAAGAGACATCATTCTTATTCTTCTGCAATTGGAGATTATACAAATCGAAAAATGATTTCCGGTACACGCTATGGACTCAATGATTACGATAAATTTGAAAATTATATTCGCACAAAATATAAAGATCAAATGGCCGAGCTTGACAAAGCTTATCGTACTCCGGTTTCTGTTGCGGATGAACCCGACAATACAACTCCTGTATTTGTTGATCAATTTGGTAACGTTAGAGCAAAAACCGTATTCGATCTATGAACAAAATAATACTTTCTGATGTGGACGGTTGCATCCTAAATTGGGGTAAAGGTTTTGGAGACTTTGCCGCAGCAAAGGGTTACCCAAGGGTACCCGGCACGGAAGATGATTATAGAATTCATACAGGGCATAATATCCCTATCGAACTCGCACAATCTATTATCAGGGAATTCAACGAAGGTCCCGAAGTAGAACATCTTGAGCCTTTTGCTGATTCTGTTGAGTATGTAGCTAAGTTGGCAGATCTTGGGTTTAGGTTTATTGCCGTGACAAGTATCAGTGATCACCCTGACTCAAAGATTTACAGAACACGAAATCTAAACAAACTCTTCGGAGATGTGTTTGATGAAGTCCATTGTCTCCCAATGGGTGCAAGCAAAGCATCTGCACTAATGCAATGGGCCGGTACAGGATATTTCTGGATCGAAGATCATATGCGTCAGGCAGAAGCGGGTTATGAAGCTGGCTTAAGTCCATTGCTTATAAATCATCCGTATAACAAACACTATCACACTGATTTGTTTCCTAAAGTTCCTGTAGAGGATCCGTGGAAGCATATTTTTGGCTGGGTACTAAACAAATACTATTGAAATCATATGACATATGGCATTTTCATACGTCTATAAATGTACTCATAAAATAACAAAAAAATGAAAGGTATATAGAAAAATTATTAGAAAAATTAGATAAGAAATACGGTAAGATAGATTAATCGTATTTTAGGCTCTATCAATCACGCAGAGCCGTGATAAGTCAAAATTGACTTATCATTTCAAACAGATGTTAAGGGTGGTGTGCCGATATAATAATTGCACTGGTGAATAGTCCGGAATGGGGCTCGATAATCAAAGTCGCGATAAGCAAAGTGCGACTATCCGGTAGGCTGTTACCGGTGCAAATGCATCCAGTATACATAATACTGGAATCGTATACTCTAGGATCTAGAGAAGGCGTGCATTCAAGTAAATAAAATAAAGTTTGTCTCCGGAATGGTGATTGAGGTATCGGCCGGAGAACTGTGTCGTGGATGACTGAAGATGAAACGACAATACAGTGGGCAGAAATGCCGGCTCCATAGCACCCTAAAGTTTTTAAGTAAACTGGGTATACTTTGATATAATCAACCCAAACGGTATCTAAGGCTATGTTTCAGTTTGTGTGGCGACACCGTCGACAAAAGTTTCCGTTAAATCCAAATAATTTTTTTGGTTGTTTGACGGATACCCTCATAGTGACTCTCCCGTCAGATACATTCACTACAATAATATACGCATTTATCACAAAGACCACAATTGTATAAATATCATATTGCGGAGTCATATTATGGAAATAATGCAATCAGTTAAAGATAATCCATGGAAAATCATGTTGGGATCATCAAGCACAATCATCGCATTGGTCGGGGCATTATTTGCTGTTGATGCTAGATATGCACATGCAGCTGATGTCGAAAAAGACAAATCAGCCACTTTTAAAGCAATACAAGATACAGCAAATACTCTTCGTAGACAAATGCTAGAAGATAAGCTATTTGAGATCGATATTACAAAAGCACAAAGCAAGAATCAGCAACTATCACCCATTAATCAGGCTCTACGTGATAGATATCAGCGTCAATTAGATGAATTAGGTCCTACTAAAAAGCAACCAGCACAATAAGTAAAAAGCCGCTTAAAGCGGCTTTGTTTTATTCGTCTTCTCCGTATATCTTAAGAACTTCGGCTACTAACGGATCACGTTCAATATGTTCACGTCTAAATGTGCAGACTGCCATAGAACAAGTATTATTTTTAGCAAGTCTCTCAAGAAAATCCTTGAGACCATTTTTATCAAACCCACGATCGTGTTGTTTTAGGTCACCTGTGATGACCATGCTGCTACCGTCACCAATACGTGTCAATAACATTTTTGTCTGATCTGGTGTAGCATTTTGCATTTCGTCAGCAATGATGTATGAATACTTGAATGTTCTACCACGCATAAATCCAAGCGGGGCGATCTCGATTGTACCTTCATCTAGCATTCTCTTTGTTTCCTGCAAGCCATAATATTCTTCAAATACGTCAAAGATTGGTCTTGTCCATGGTTCCATTTTTGCATTTAGGTCACCTGGCAAAAATCCATGCTTTTCGTCTACACTAACTGCTGGGCGAGTTAGAATAATCTTTGAAATCTCTTGTTCTCTTAGTGCCTTAATGGCTCGAAGAACTGCTAAGAGTGTATTATGAGTTACGACAAAATTATCGGTAATGTATAGATGATCTGGAGAATCAATCATAATACATTGTGCCTCAGCAATAGATGTATATTCAATCTTCGAAATTCCTATACGATTGTTTTTGATGTATTGTCCATTATTTTTTAGACATTGTTTCTTTCTATCTAGGCTTACAAGATCAGTTTTACAATTATAGTCAATTTTCACATCATAGGCTACTTGTCCATATTTCTTTATACCTTTATATGTAAATGATGGTGTCTTTGATGTTATCTTAGCAGTACCGCCGATAGATCGTACCAGGTATTGTACTTGTTCAGCCATAATTTTACTTACTGACGTAAAGTATAATCCGTTATTTTTCTTATCAGCATATCCATCTGTATCTAATAATCCCTGTAACATCTTTATTTTCTGTTCCTTAGATGAATTAAGATATATTTCTGGAATAAATTTGTTATTAGATTTTGTTCCAAATAAATTTAAATTACTTAATTCATCTCGTAATCTCGATCCAAATTTGTTTAGTTTGTTTCCAGATCCTTTTCCACCGGATTTAAATACATAATCATAATTGGATTTATGAATAAATTCGCCATCTGGTATTATTTTGTTTAATTTTTCCACAATAGTAACATCTGATGAACTAAAGCTAATTCTACCTTTTATTGAAATATTGCCATCACCGAGTAGACATCCGAGTAAATATGGATCTATTGGTAAATTAATATCATCTATATTTTCATGATTAATTAATCTAACTTGTAATTTTTTCCTAAATTTATTCTGTAACTTTATAATATCGTCAAGACTTAATATTTTCGAATTATCTCCCCAATTATCTGGATAAAATACTTCCCATAGATGTTCTTTACAACACTCTGCAGTTCTTCCGTCAGTGAAGGTAATTGTGTAAATTTCTTTTTTACCCTGCGGATAAATTCCGATAACATTAGCAGTCCCTCCGTTTGGAGTAGATACCTTATCTCCTACTTTAATATCATTCATTGTAGTCCATCCATTTGGTATCTTTATTTTAGAATGAAGTGGTTGTGCTTTACCTGTTCCGGCAGGACCCACAGCGAAGACCATTCTTTTTTCAAGCAAAGCTTCTACGTATTCTTCCTGTGCTGTATTACGTGGAATCATCTCGACTTTTTTATAATTACGATTACCTAATTTAACGACATTAGTTGATTGTTCATCGTATGTACGGGTGTGACGAGATTGCGACGGCGATTTCGCTGTCATTTTACGATTTTTGCTCAAGGTTGTACTCCTGTTGATAGATTTATTTTGGTGTGAAGGGGGATCGGACAAGGACTGCCCATCCTGAGAGACGACGATAATGGTATCGCGTGTATTGTGCATACCATTTACTTATCTGATATAGTTAATATAGAGTGTTATACCTATGGTTATTTTCAAATCTTTCAAAAAGTAACCAGATACAGATAAATAATCAAAAGAGGGCAAAAATGAATTACAAGATGCATTATAATCGGTTGATAGAACGAGCTAAAACTCGAAATATCGACGAAGGATATGAAAGACATCATATTATTCCAAAATGTATGGGTGGAAATAATAAAGAAAATATTGTTAGATTGACTCCTGAAGAACATTATGTTGCACATCAGTTATTAGTGAAGATGTATCCGGAAAATAGATATCTTGTATTGGCAGTAAAGATGATGACGGTCTCTGGTGGAAATGTTGTTAGAAATAATAAGATGTTCGGTTGGCTAAGGAGAAAATTTTCCGAAGCGATGAAACAACAAATATTCTCTGATGAAACAAAGTTGCTAATTTCCGAAGCTGGAAAAAGACCTTGTAAAGAATCAACAAAGATAAAAATAGGATTAGCAAACAAGGGAAAGGCAAATCCTCATAAGGGAAGAAAAATAATCCCAGTTGAATGTCCTTATTGTTCGAAAATTGGTGCTGGTGGATCGATGGTAAAATATCATTTTGAGAATTGTAAGGAAAAATATGTCTACTGATTTAGAATCCATAAAAAAAACTTTAGTAGCAATATCAAAGGGAGACACCATTCTGGACACCCTTCTCGAGTTTGAAAGAACTTTAGACAATGCTGAAGTATTTGCTTACAAAAATTGGATACTTGGTGAACTTGTAGAAGGTCCAGAAATTAAACGTTATTGGTATAAAACAGTTTGGATGTATCCTTACTCTATGATGCCTGATCCAAATGGCGGACTACGACTAACAAAATTAGGAGCTAAAGTAAACTTTAGAAAAGGTATATTTAAGAAGCCAGTAAAAGTCACAGGTCCACAGGATTGGAGAGATCCCGAGTCTAAGAGAGCAAAGATGGCTGAACATGAGATTTGGTTAGTCACAATCGAGCTACCTTTAAAATATATAAATCGTGGATTAGAACAAATCGATGATGTCATTCAACAAGATATACAACAAACCAACGCAGATCTTGCAGATGCTTTCGACGAAGAGCAGCAGCCACAAGAAGATCAGCAAGATGTTAATACAAGTATGGAAGGTCAGGGAGGAGACGAACAACAGCCACCTGAGCCAGAGGAACAAGTATGAGTCTAAAGAATGGCGATCTAGCAGGTACTATCTTGCCCGATGTTTCTATTGATGAGTTTGAACCAAAAGCCGGTGATGTAAAAGAAGTTATAGTAGTGGCTTTTTACCTAAATGATCAGGAACCGGCAGAAGACCTAAATACATTCATCCAAAGAGGGTTTATCGACACCCTGGATGTTGAAGTAAGTCCCAATACAGACGAAGAAGGGCGCTATCTCGTTTTCGTCGAAATGTCGAGAGATGATTCTTTTCCAAATAAGTTTCAAGCTTTATTAAAAGATGTCGAGAATGTATCGGGTAAACAAGAATGGTCAGTAAGAACATATCTGTCACAAGGACACGTATTTAAATTTAATGATCCGGAATTGTTTAATTATATTATTATTGAGCCGGAAAAATATGTAACTAAGGATAAATTTAAAGTGGAATCAATGAAAGAAAATATTAATAGATTCTTTGCAGAATCCATGATTACCGGCTTGACATTAGATGGAAATACTATTACACTTACAAGTAGTGGTAAAATTATAGTTGCTGAGGTGTTTGACGTAGGCGATTATGATGTAGTTATAGGTAGAAACTTTTTGAGCGAGTCTGCCTTTGGAGTAGGACATAAGTCATATGAAGTCAACGTGCTTAGGGGCATGCTTGGTAACTGTGATGTTATTCCTTTAGGAAAATACCTTTGCATCAATAGGGATGATAAAGTAGTATTGCTCAGTAACACAAGACTTGAATATAGGACTAAATAACTTGGCTAAAGACAGTAACGACATGATTATTACGAGAGGACGTGTAACAGATGCAAGTCCCGGAGCTCGATTTAAAGTAAAACTTGAAAATGGGCATGTCTTAAATGCAGTTATTAGTGGAAAAATTAGAAAGAATAATATTCAAATTCTCCTCGACGATGAAGTTGAGATTGAGATGTCAGTCTATGACCTATCTCAAGGAAGAATTACATATCGTTTCTAATGAGTTAGATTTAAGTATTCTTAATTAGTGAATTGCCATCAAATGTGTTTGAGTGGTTAACTTAAAGAAATAATATGAGCAAAAGGGACTATTACGACGTCCTTGGCGTGCCTAAAAATGCATCCGATGACGATATTAAGAAAGCTTATCGCAAACTTGCGATGAAATTTCATCCTGACCGAAATCCGGATGACCCGAGTTCAGAAGAAAAATTTAAAGAAGCTAAAGAAGCATATGAAATGCTTTCTGATCCTCAAAAACGTACTTCCTATGACAATTATGGACATGATTTCCAACAAGGAAATGGAGGATTTACGCAAAATATAGATCCTTCAGCGTTTCATGAAATATTTAATAATATATTTGGTGGCCGCGCCGGATTTAAATTTAACGAACACGGGTTCGGTACACAATCTTCGTCTTCTCCTCAGACATTTACAGTAAATATCAATCTTACTGATGCTTACACAGGTAAAACAGTAAAAGTTGATAAAGATACACATCTTGTTATTCCGCAAGGTGTTCGACCAGCGACACGACTATATGCCGGCGGCAAAATGTTTAGAATTGACATACAGCCGCATTATAAGTTTAAAAGAGCTAATGATGATTTGTTGGTCGATATTGAAATAAATGCAATTGAAGCAATGATTGGTTTAACAGCAATTATTGAGCACCTCGACGGAAGTAAGTTACAGTTTAGTATACCTGCCGGTATACAAAATGGGCAGATTGTAAAATTATCAGGCAAAGGAATGAAAAATCCCGAACTAAATAAAACAGGTGATTTGCTTATAAGAATATCTATTACTATTCCGAAAAACTTATCTGAAGAAGAAATAAAAGCCCTGAAGGCTATGTCACGTAGAGAAACTATTGATATCTAAGGAAACTAATGAGTAAAAAAGCCGAAAAGATGGTAGAACGAGCAGTTTCGATTGCTAATGATAATAATCATGAATATGTGACTTTAGAACATATTCTGCTATCTTTATTACATGAAAAAGATATTAACGAATTATTGCTCGGAATTGGATCTCAACCAGCAAAAATTAAAGCAGATACTATTGCATTTCTTGGTGATCCTGCAATGAAGAAACCTGTGGCGCTAAAGGATGTTCCGGCAAAGCGTACACAGGTACTAAATCGTACATTTCAGCGTGCATTAACTCAGCTTGTATTTAGTGGTAGAAATGAACTTACAAATGAAGCCGTGCTTGTTAGTATATTAAGCGAAGAAACTAGTCATGCTTATTATTTTCTATCAAAACATGGTGTGACTCGTGAGAAACTGATTGCTCAATTCCGTAAGTCTGAAGATAAACAAGGTCAGGCTGATGAAACTCCATTAGACTTATATGCAAAAAATTTAAATAAGGAAGCTATAGATGGATTCATAGATCCGGTAGTTGGCCGAGAGAAAGAAATAAAAGACACTATTGAAATTCTTGCACGTCGTAAGAAGAACAACATAGTTTATGTCGGTGAACCAGGCGTAGGAAAATCTGCGTTAGCCGAAGGTCTTGCACTAAAAATTACTAAAAAAGAAGTGCCTAAGGCATTGCAAGAAAAAGTAATATATAGTTTGGATTTAGGTGCATTACTTGCAGGTACTAAATTCCGTGGAGACTTTGAAGAAAGATTGAAGGGCGTACTCGATCAAGTCAAGAAACTCGGAAATGTTATTATGTTCATTGATGAAATTCATATGATACTTGGTGCAGGATCTACTACCGGTAGTCAAATGGATGCTGGCAATCTACTTAAACCAATGTTGGCTAAGGGACAACTTATGTGTGTCGGTGCTACAACATATGATGAATTTCATGAACATTTTGAAAAGGATAAAGCCCTGCTGCGTCGTTTCCAAAAATACGATATTAATCAGCCATCTGCTGCAGAAACAAAATTAATACTAAATGGTATTGCATATCAATACGAAAAATTTCACGGTGTTACTTTTGAGGAAGGTTCTTTGGATCTGTGTGTTGATCTGGCAGATCGTTATATGAAGCAAAAATTCTTTCCAGATAAAGCTATCGATATAATGGATTCGGCAGCAGCAGTATCTAAATTGATGGAAGAAGCAATTGTTACCAAACAAATTGTTCTTGATCAGGCTTCAAAGATTGCACGTATTCCTTCGCAAATGATGGATATAAAAGCAAATGATCAACTATTGAATCTTGCAACGAGAGTTAAGAACAAAGTTTATGGTCAAGATGATGCAATTGATAAATTAGTCGAAGCTATCTATATGTCTAAAGCTGGTCTTCGGACTCCCTCTAAGCCTATCGGTAGCTTTTTGTTTACAGGCCCCACAGGAACTGGTAAGACATATACTGCGAAGCAACTTGCTCAGGCACTTGGTGTAGAGCTTATTCGTTTCGACTTATCAGAATATATGGAAAAACATACCGTCGCTAAGTTAATTGGTGCTCCTCCGGGATATGTCGGTCACGGCGAAGGTAAAATGGGCGAAGGGCAACTTATACAAAAAATTGACTCAAATCCAAATTGCGTTTTATTGCTCGATGAAATTGAAAAAGCTCATCCCGATGTATTAACAGTTTTATTGCAAGTTATGGATGATGGACGATTAACTTCCGCTAAGGGTAAGACTGTTGATTTCTCTAATGTAATTATTATTATGTCAGCTAACCTCGGTGCCCGAGATGCCGAGACATTAAAAATCGGGTTTGGTGATCAAGATAATTCTGGTGCAGTAGATAAAGAAATTAAGAATTTCTTAAGTCCTGAATTTCGTAATCGTTTAGATTCTATAGTTAAATTTACTAAACTTACAATGACAGAAATGGCATTGATTGTTAACGCAGAAGTCGAGAAGACTGAAGAAATGCTTGCATCTAAAAATATTACATTGACTGTTACTTCTGAAGTTAGAGAGTTGCTAGCCAAAGAAGGATACGATCCTAAAATGGGTGCAAGACCATTCGAGAGACTCTTTGAAACTAAAATTAAGAAACCATTATCTAAAGAGATTTTGTTTGGCAAGTTATCTAATGGAGGGCACGTCATATTTACTCTTAATAATGGAGATATTAAATATGACATTACAGAACCAGTTCAGATTTCTGTACAGGCTTAATAAATAAAAACTCCCACAAACCGCCTTCGGGCGGTTTTTAACGACTAAACAAGTGCCTGTGATAAATAATACATTATAAGAAGGATCAAAAATGGCACTCAGAAAATCAGTTCTAATGATGACGAACACGGGCACAAAGTGGAACGTTATTGGTGATCCGATTAAAGGAGATGCTTACTATGGATATACCGATGGTATTCATACTGTACAGGTAATCTATCAAAATTTTGTAGGCGGATTTGGAATTCAGGGAACACTTGCATTAAATCCACAACCTGAAGATTGGTTTTGGATTAAAATAAATCCTTTAGGAGATATAGATACCCCATATATTCCGTTCCCTATTGATCCATTAGCACCTACAGGTGCTAATGGTGGAGATACAGGATCAATAGCAACCTCTTTTATAGGAAATTTTGTTTTCTTAAGGGCAGTTGTTACTAGAGATTATATTCAACCGATTCCAATAAATCCGGAATGGCAATCATGGCAATGGGGTCAAATCGACAAATGCCTTCTAAGTCTATAATTATTAACTTATTCACTAATCTATGAAATTATTTTTCATAGACTATAATACTCTGTTGAATAAATTCGACAGCTTTAGTTTCTTTAGTCTCAGCGACACAGCAATATCATCACTTCCCGACGGTTATGTAAAATGTAACTCAACTATTAATCAGTTGGTTTATTTTACCGCTATACCAGCTGCTAGTATTAAGGATCTTGCCCGGATCGCCACGAATAATAGTTATACCGATTTTGTGAACTACCTGTGGACTAAAGGTCCAGTAGCTTCCTGTTTTATCGATACCTCATCAACTTGAGTCATATGCCTCTTATCAACAAGTGGCTTCAAACTCGCTTACATCCATACGACTAAAGATCGTATGGTTTTACGCTCTATATAAACATCGGAATCAAATATTTGTCGTCCAATGGCCTTCTGTATCAATAAATCATAGTGTCACCGGTAATTCATATTCAAACTTTTTGATAAATACTATAACGATATTTATCTGGAGATCCACTATGTCTATTGTGGGAATGAACAGCTTATTAAATCAATATGTACCGACCTTTTATTTAAAAGATCTTGTAGATGGTCAAACGTTACAATATGATTCAGTAAAGAAAGCATTTATTAATGTTGATGGAGGCGGCAGCGGCGGAACAATCTCCATCCCTCTAAATCAAATTGTATACGGAACTGGACCATCGGTCTCGAGTTCTCCTAACCTAACGTATATTGTCTCGAATAACTCACTTCAGGTTAATTCAACTACTGGTGTAAGTAGCGTTTCTAATCCCAACTCTACGGTGTCTATAATGACAGCTACTAATAGTAGCAATACGGGAAATGCACTTCTTGGTATGACATCCCCTGGTACTACAGGAGCTTCATCGGTTATTCTTTCTGCTGGATCAGCAACTGTACCAGGTGCGCTTTTTCTTGGTGCTGGTTCATCGACATCCGGATCAGGTGCTAATGTTCAATTAATTTCGGGTAGTGGTAATGCAGGCGGCGGAGCTATAAATATTACCGCAGGAAATGGGGATACTACCAATACAGCAAACACCGTGGGTACTTCTGTCGGTGGAATCTTAAATCTTACTGCCGGGAATGGAGATTTTGGTGGATCAATAAATATTACTGCCGGTAATACTGCCGGAATATTAAACGATCCTACATACGGAGATTATCCTGGTAACCTGGGTGGCAGTATAGTTCTAACAGCCGGTATCGGTTCCCCCGGGGGTTCAATCACACTTACTTCTGGTGCAGGATATCATCCAAATGAACCAACAGGTGCAATTACTATTGTTACCGCAGATCAGATTGCAGGACCGACGGGAACAATTTCAATTTCTTCCGGACAAATTACCGGCGGCGGCGCCCCAACCGGAAATGTTTTAATTACAACAGGATTAAATAGTGGCGGACCCACAGGTTCAGTCTTTATTACAACCGCAAATTCTCCAAACGTTCAAGCCGGAAATATAACAATCAAATCCGGTGATTCAGACAACGGTACTGCTGGTGATTTGATACTCGGTGCCGGTAACTCTTTAGATGGATCGCATACGGGTAATGTTAGTATCTATGCCGGTAATAATCCAAATGGCAATGCAGGTAGTATAACAATCACTAGTGGTACATCATCTAACTCGAACAGTGGAGGTATATCTATTGTTTCGGGTTCGACTCAGAATAGTAGTGCAGGCCCAATCAATATTACAACTGGCTCAACTCAGAATGGTAATGCAGGTAATTTAACATTTACTACTGGAAGCGTTACATCAAGTGGTAACGGCGGTTCTATATCCTTTATATCGGGTAACAGCGGACCTAATAACGGCCTGGGCGGAAATATAACATTTAATACCGGGTCAAGTTTATCTCAACAAAGCGGAAATTTTACTGTTAATACAGCACCATCCGGAGGAACATCATCAACCGGTAATATAATGCTTACCAGTGGATATGTTACAGGTACCGGATCAGCAGGAAATATTTCAATAACTGCTGGAAGCAGCAATTGGACTGATACAACTGCCGGCTCCCCCGGCAAGATTATAATTAGTTCTGGAAATAGTAGCACCACTAATACGTCTGGATCAACCCCAGATGTTTCTATTGTTGTTGGATACAACACATTCAATTCTACTGGTCCTGGAAATATTAGCGGTAATTTCATTGTTTCAACTGGTAACACCGAGCAGCTTCGTATATTACCAAATGGTGAATGGCAAATTAACTCAGTTCTGCCGACACCGGGTAATGTATTAACGGCAGTTGATGGAGCAGCACCAGTCTGGGCAGCACCAACGGGATCAGCATTAACCGGAAATCCATTTATAATGAGCACTTTCCAAAATGCTGACATGACACTTCATTTAGCAGTTTCTACTGATGGAAAAAGTTGGAATTGGCTTATTAGAGATGCTTTTACTCCGTCAACTGGCGCAGTCCGTGATCCAACCATGGCCTACATTAACGGTGCTTGGTGGGTAGCATTTACTAATCCTCCTATTAATAATCCATATGCTGGATCTACGACAAGCATTGGACTTGTTACTTCTACTGATTTAGTAAATTGGACTCAGTTTCCAAATATAGATGTTACTGCAATTACAGGTGTTCAATTTGTGTGGGCGCCCGAATGGTTTATAGACGACGACGGATCTATACATTTAATTTTCTGTGCTAGTTCCAACGGCGACCATGTAAATGGATTTAACATATATGAAATTCATCCAACAACAGGAACAAATGTAAGCGGATCTTGGACATCACCTGTTCAGATTACCGGTAGTGGGTTCCCTTCATCATTATTAGATCCTACTATCGTTAAGATTAGCGGAACATACTATCTTTGGTTTAAAAATAACTTAGCACAGATGTTGGGTTATGCGACTTCTACCTCTCTCACATCGGGCTATACTACCGTGCAGGACGGCAGCACTAACTGGGCCGGATTTGGTTTTCCTATTGAAGGACCATCACTTGTAAAAACGGATAGTGGAAATTGGAGAATTTATTTCGACAAGTATACTGATCAAGGTTGGTTTTGGTCCGAAAGTGCCGATACCTTTGCTACATGGACTACACCTGTAGTCTCTGTACCACCCGGCGATTCACCAGCGCTCAATCAAGGTACAGTTATCAGGTTGACCTCGCAGCCGCAATATGTATCAGTGATGAATGTATTTTTAGGAAAATCTTGTGCTGGTCCTACCGGACTTCCAGTAAATGCACAAACAGGCTCTTCATATAAATTGCAATTACAAGATGCACCAGCATCAACTGGATATTATGGAGTCGTTACAATATTTAATTCAGGAGCTAATCAAATAATAATTCCTAGTATTGCTTCTGCAAACTTTAGGGTAGGTACTCAATTTCTAATTATTCCTACTGGAACTGGACAAACTACAATTGTCGGTGATGGAGGTACAGTTACTTTACTTACTTCCTCAAGTTATACTCCGAGAACTCAATTTTCTAATATTATGATTACAAAAGTAAATCCAGATACATGGATACTTGGTGGAGATTTAACTTGATTCCTGTACTTAGTAGACATCGAGGAAATCCGGGCCCCGATCCATATATAGCAAATGTAGCTCTTTTACTTCATCTTGATGGTACAACAGGAAGTACATCTTTTATTGATTCGAGTGTTAATCATCTTCAATTTACAAGTGGCGGTAATGCCTCGATGTCCGAAACTCAGAGTAAATGGGGTCCTTCATCTCTGCTAGTAAATGGATCAGGGCAATATATTACTACTCCTAATACTTCTGTATTGGATATACCATCGGGCACAAGTGCCACTATTGAGGCCTGGGTTTATGTTACAGGAAATGATAGTACAAATAGAGCACGAGGTGTTGTATCGAAAAGACAACCCGGCGGTGATGTTGGTTGGTCATGTGCGCTGACTCCAAACGGTCCACCTAGAATATTTTTTTACAGTAGCACAGGTACAAATATTACTGGTAGTATAGTAATGTCACTTAATTCATGGCATTTTATTGTATGGGTTATGAACGGATCACAGCTTCGCATGTATGTGGATGGAGCACTCGATACTGTTGTGAATGGATCTTCATTTGGGTCAAATCCATATCAGCTTTTTATAGGATCTGATCGTGCTGATGTCGAATTTATGAATGGATATATTGATGAAGTCAGAATTACAAATGGCGTAGCCAGGTACACCGGTAATACATGTCCAGTGCCTACAGGACCTTTTCCAAGCCCTACAAATGTAGATCAGCTTTTATCGTCGATTGCAATTTTTACTCCTACATACACTACATGGTTTCAACCTCAGCCTTCTACTTTAATTGATTATATTGAAACATTTTCATCTGACACCGGCCAGTTTACAAAGTACAGTGAAAATACACCGGGCGTGACATCCATTGCCGGAAATGCTATGACAATCACACATACCGGATCTGAAAATGATTTAATTAAACAGAACACTATGACTCTCATAATGCCTCAGGTATTTGTATCTGTAAATCCTACCATTATAAATTCTAGTGCAAGTGGGTACGATATCAGTGGAGTCGGCCTAGTTAAGGACGTAAACAACTTTATTTTGGCTGCTATAGATCATTTAGCAGGCACAATGTTTATACAAGCTAAAATCAACGGAACATCAAACTTCCTTAATACGGTTTCAATCCCTTATATTAGTGGATCTTATAGAGTAGCCTTATCAATTGTAGGAACCTCAGCGGTTGCTTGGTTAGACACCGGTAATGGATGGTCAGCAATTACTATGTCTGATCTGTCTCCCTATTTTGATCCTAGAATTATAGGAAATCTTGTTGGATGGACTGCAGGATTTAATTTAGCTAATGGCGGCGGAAATTCAACATGGTCTTATCAAGATCTCACTATAGGTCGTTTCGGTGGTGTAGGTATTCGAGATCTTACTGTTGTTACAAATGAAGATGGTTCTCCATATGTAAATGGAACACAGGTTCAGCTTTCAGCAACTATTCCTGACCCGACCGGTTCTGGGTCGACCGGAGTAATTACACTTGATCTATCTACAGGAAATACTACGTTAAATTCAGTTATTATGGTTTCAAGAAGTGGTAAAATTTACGGAGATGTATCAGCACATATTATTCGTTACCCTAACGGAAACAGACGAATGATTATCGGAACCTGGGGTAATGGTTTCGGTGGCTCAATTCAAACTATTTACGGGCTATTTACATCAGGTGATATACTTACAGGATCAAATGTTGTTTCGGGAATGACGCAGTTAAATCTTCCACAGACTGGATCTAATCCCGGTGCCTACGATGCAATGATGGTATACGATTCAGCTAATTCGAGATGGCTTATTGGATATGCTATTACAACAAACACGACTTTTGCTGGAAGCCCATTTTATGCAGCACTTGCTTATAGCACTGATCTCATAAATTGGATAGCAATTGGATCAGACCCAACTCATACAGGATACGAAGGAGCAAAGCTTGTTTATAATAGCGGACAATACCATGTGATCGTAGGTGGACCGGCAGGTGCTAGTACATCGAGTCGAATCTATAATCAAAACATGATTTTTGAAGGATCGCTTGCATTTACTTTTTCGGGTGGTTCAACCACTCAGCCTCACCCTATGTTATTTCCGGTAGCTAACAAACAATACTTGGTAACATTTGATAATACTCAATACAATTCTGACTCCTTTACCTGGGGTAGATTAGAAGTTGCGTTAGCACAAAGGTACGGATAAAAAATTTGCTATTATTGATAAATATGATAACAGGAGTTATTATGTTTAAAACTATCGGAAAAATTATCAAAGAATCATTGCAAGATAATGCAACAGGTAGATATTCTTCGTCGAGACTTATTGCATTATTGGTGGCAGTTGCTGCAACAGTGTTTATGTGGAAGCTTGTTATTTTAGGTGGTATGACTATTGATTATTTCATGGCATATTTAGCGTATGGAACAGGTACAGCAGGATTAAATAAATTTCTTGATACCAAAGATGGTGCAAGAACTGATCAAGCAAAATATTTAAATTCTCCACCACAATCATCTAATAATGATTTACCAAAGCCACCAAAGACTTTATAAAAATAACTTGCTATAATAAGCAATGAGTTCTATTGTATTTACATTTGGCCGGATGGCACCACCGACTATAGGACATGAAAAACTTATTTCGTGTCTTGTTGAAACTGCTAAAAATTACAAAGCTGACCATAAGGTATTTCTCTCTCAAACCTATAAGCCGCCTACCGATCCATTAGAATGGTCATTTAAACTTCGTGTCTGTCAAGCAGCATTCCCCGGAGTATCTATCTCTAAAGATCCTGCAATTAAAACTCCATTTCAAGCATTGGAAAGTTTTAAAGGAAAATATAATAATATTTTTCTTGTTGTTGGTAGTGATCAAATAAATGAATTTTCATCTAGAATGACTCCCTACGCTGAAAAATGGGGATTTATATTTGAAGTTATTTCTGCTGGAAACCGTGATCCTTTAATGGAAGGTATAGAAGGTATAAGTGCATCGAAACTTAGAGAGTTTGCAATAAACGGAGAAGATGAAAAATTTTTATCGAATTTACCAAAAGCGATAAATAAGAGAGTAGGAGAACTTTTACTCAGAAATACAAAGAAGGGACTAAGACAGTCAATATAAGAATGAAAATTTTAGAAATACTATTACCAAAAACAATAAGTGATAAAAGTATCTCTCCGAGAACGGCAGCAAAGATTGATTACATTCAATCTAGAATGTCTCGATATGTTGATAAAATTATGGATCCTAATACCACACCAAACGGTAAAGAATTTCTAAAATCACGACTAAGAGACGAATATCAAGAATTAAAAAACACATTTAGAAGTATGCATCATATTGCAGAATCTGATATCGAACAGTACGAAGTATATGATCCTAAATCAGGTAAAAAAGTTAGTGGTCCATATGCAACAGCAAAACGTGCAAGACTTGCTCGTGATAAAAAAGATATAGAGTATGGTGCAGTAAGATATGCTATTCGCCCTGTAAAAAAATTAAATGAAGCAATTCAAAGAATACCATTAAGTGATGAAGATTTTGATGCACTTAAGGAAATAATGAATAGGCCGATTCCTGCTACCATTGCTCCTATCTATATACAGGAATTAATTTCTGATGATGAATTTACAGATCAAATTGCTGCTTTAGAAGAAAAAAATCCAGGTATAGATGTAAGACCATTTATAGTAGAATGGATTGATAGAGTTATGCCGGACCAGATTTATAGATTTAGAGATGAATTTAAAGTACCTCCGAGGGAAAAAGGTCTTTATTCTGTAATACACGGTTATGATCCACAATCATACAAGGGAACTAACGATCCTATAACAGGTGATGCCTACGGCTCTCGTTGAAATTTTTGACTTTCAATAACTAGGCTGCTATACTTTGGGAAAAGCTAAGTAAGTATAACAAGTAAAAGGAGTCAAATGGCAAAACTTTCACCTGAAAATGTTGCAAGACTAAAACAGCTAGTAGCCGACGGTGTGCAGGTATTACAAGAATGCGAAGACTTAAAAGCAGGACTAAACGATACCGTAAAATCCATCGCAGAAGAACTTGAAGTCAAACCGGCACAGCTAAACAAACTTATTAAGATCTGTCAGAAAGGTTCCATGAACGACCAACGGGAAGCATTTGACGAATTAGAAGATCTATATAAGGCCGGTGGGCTCGGTTAAATGTACGTAGATTCCTATTTTAAAAAAAATGGCGAAGCAGAAACAATCAAGGTAGTAGAAAGAGTAAACGGCAAGAGAGTTTACCGAGAATTTCAACCTGACTTTCATTTTTATATATCAGATCCGAGAGGTACACATAAGACTATTTACGGTGATTCTGTAAAGAAAATCTCGCCACGTACCTATACAGAAAAACAAAAACTTCTAAAGACCTTATCGGGTAATGTAAAAAAATGGGAAACAGATGTTGATCCTATTTTTCGTTGTTTAGCACAAAATTACCAGCATGTTGATGCACCTGTACTTAATGTTGCTTTTTTCGATATCGAAACTAGTTTTGATAAAGAATCAGGTTGGTCAGATCCTGCAGATGCTGATAATATGATTACTTCTATTTCCGTGCATCTACAATGGCTTGATGAAATTATCTGTCTAGCTGTGCCACCAGACACATTATCGTGGAAAGAAGCTCAAGCTATCGCTGATGAAGTCGGCAATGTAGTTCTCTTTAATAAAGAAGGAGAAATGCTCGAAGCTTTTATGGATGTTATCGAAGATGCAGATATACTCAGTGGATGGAATAGTTCTTTTTATGATATTCCTTATATTGTAAATAGAATTAAAAAAGTACTGGGAAAACAAGAAGCAAGAAAAATGTGCCTTTGGGATCAACAACCAAGGATTCGTGAAATTGAACGCGGCGGTAAGACTGAATCTACATACGATCTGATTGGTCGGGTACACGTAGATTATCTCGAACTTTATAAGAAATATAACTACGAAGAACGTCATAGTTATAAGTTAAACTCTATTGCAGAAATTGAACTTAATGAAACAAAAGTCGAGTACGAAGGTACTTTGGACGAATTGTATAATGATGATTTCAAGAAGTTTTTAGAATATAATATTCAAGATACCCGATTATTAGATAAACTTGATAAAAAATTACAATTCGTAGACTTAGCAAATTCTATCGCTCATGCTAACTGCGTTCTTATCCAAACAACAATGGGTGCCGTAGCAGTTACCGATCAAGCTGTTATTATAGAAGCGCATAATCGTAATATGATTTGCCCTGATAAAAAACACGGTAAAGAAAACGAAAGTAATCGTGCTGCTGGTGGCTGGGTAGCCACTCCAAGAAAAGGATTACATAAGTGGATAGCATCTACTGATATGAAATCTTTGTATCCATCTGTTATGAGAGCTCTGAATATGAGCCCCGAGACTATTGTTGGACAAATTAGACTTGATAGAACAAATGAAGAAATAGCTATGTGGGAAGCGATGGGTAGCAAACATACATTTGCATCCTGGTGGAACGATAGATTCCACGTTCTCGAAATGAATGATTTCTACGATAAAGATATTGCTAATAAACTAATACTCGATATGGAGGATGGTCAGCAATTTGAAGTTACAGGAAAAGAACTTAGTGATTTAATCTTTAGTGGACAGCCATGGTGTATTAGTGCTAATGGTACAATATTTAGAACAGATATCGATGGTGTTATTCCAGGACTATTAACACGTTGGTATAATGAGCGTAAAATACTACAAGGTATTATGACAAATTATACAGATATAGAAGATAATTCTAAAATCGAAGGTGTAAAAGTTCCTAATGATATATTTACAAATGATGATATTACTGATGTAGAAATAAAAGCAAATCCATATCATGAATCCGAAGTATATAAACCTAAAAAGTTAAAAGAACTTATCGACGAAGGTTCTAAGAAGCGTGTAATTCAATATATGAATCAGCACAGCCTGATGGTAAAAGATGGTAAAGCAATTCATAGAGATCAAAAGGCGTTAAAAAGAATTATAGGATTCTGGGATAAACGTCAGCTTGTAAAGAAGATTAATTTAAACTCGGCTTATGGTGCATTATTAAATGCTGGTAGTAGGTTCTTTGATCAAAGACTTGGTCAATCTACTACATTAACTGGCAGAACAATTACAAAGCATATGGCTGCGAAGACAAATGAAATGATTACAGGAAACTATGACCATTACGGAGAATCTATTGTGTACGGAGATACAGACAGTCAAATTTCTTCTACACTTCATTATTCTTCAAAAGGTCAACAAACTGTTGAAGACCTTTTTAATGGGTGTAACGAATTTTGGAATGATGGTGATAAAGAATATGCCTATGATCCAGATTTAATGGTAATGACATATAATGATGAAATCGACGAACCGTACCTAGGACACATTGAATACATCTATCGACATAAGGTATCTAAATATTTGTACGAAATTGAAGACGAGTTGGGAAATATTATTACCGTCACAGAAGATCATTCTGTAATGGTTGAACGAGATGGTAAACTTATTTCTGTAAAGCCATTAGATATTCTAGATTCGGATATATTAATATCTATAAAAGTAGATGATAAAGATAAAATTAAAATTTTAAAGGAATAAGAGATTTATATGGAAAGTAAAGATTTAGCAGACGCCCTAAAGAAATTAATATTATCGCCATTAAAAGATACTGCCGAGTTATATAAAGAAGTACAGCACTATCTTACTAAATTTCAACCACAAAAGGAAATATCATTACATAAGGCAAAGGTAAAATCCGTAAGAAAAGTTTGCAAGGCAGAAGATGAATATGTCTATGATATTGGTATGAAAAATCAAAGTAAGCCCTGGTTCTTTGGTAATAATATTTTACTACATAATTCCTGCTACTTCTCAGCATATCCAGTTCTAAGAAAAGAAATTGATGCAGGTGAAGTAGAATGGACAAAAGAAAGCATTATTGATACTTATAATTCACTTGCTAAGGCAGTATCAGCAACATTTCCTGATTTTCTTTATACTACATTGAATGTTCCAATTAAGAGATCAACTGGTGTTATAGCTAGTTCACGAGAAACAGTTTCCGAAAGCGGATTATGGATTGTAAAGAAACGTTATGCTTGTTTGATGTTTGATAAAGATGGTATTAGACTTGATGTAGGTGATAAGCCCGGTAAAGTAAAGGCAATGGGATTAGATTTGAAAAGAGCAGATACTCCTAAGTTTGTACAAGAATTTTTATCTGAGATCTTATTGGATACCTTATGTAATAAAGGTGAAAACTTTGTTATTGAAAAAATTAAAAAGTTTAAGGAAAAATTTGAAAATATGAAGCCATGGCAGCAAGGTACTCCACGAGCCGTAAATAAGTTATCTCATTATCGGGAAAAAATTGAGTTGGCTGCTATAGCTAAATCGAAAGGACAGATTGTAGGTAATTTACATGTCCCCGGACATGTTACAGCAAGTCTTGCGTGGAATAGATTAAAAGATATGCACATGGATCAACATTCTATGCGTATTGTCGACGGACAAAAAATTGTTGTTTGCAAGCTAAAAGAAACAAGTGAGAACACATTATCAAGTATTGCATACCCTGTCGACGAAGTTCATTTACCGGAATGGTTCTTAAACTTACCATTCGATAGTGAAGATATGATGGCTGGTATAGTAGATCAAAAGGTAAAAAATCTTGTAGGTGTTCTAAACTGGGATTTATCTCGTACAAATAAAGAACATGCTCACCTCGAACTTTTGTTTGACTTTAGCGCATTCTGAACATTTGACATTCAACACGAAACACATTACAATGTAACAAATAAGGAGAATTCTCTATGGAAGAGTATTTTATTGGACAGCCCAAAGAAAAAGACGGCATCCCACAAAAACAATATTTTATAGTAGAAACTTTATTCGATCAGGTACCAGAGGGCGGTACTAAAATAAAGCTCGAAGTAAAGAGTGTTCTGCCCGGCGAGGTTAATAATTTATCGGATACATATTCGTTTGTAAGACTAGCATCTGGTACAGTAATGCCCGTTTTGAAATTAAATAAGGAAAAACATGACAATATTAGATTCATTTAAAGACATTGTGAAACACACTGCTGGATTAGGTTTTATAGAAATGGTAAAAGTTATTGGCAGCGACAAAGAAGCAAAGATCGAAGCAATTGATGCCGATAAGACTGTTGTTATATTTGGTGATATGTATCAACCTATTACAGATATCAATACCACCATTGGACTTTCGCGCCTTGCGGTATTAAAAGGTAATATGGAAATACATTCCGAATCTACTATAGAAGTAGTAAAGGAAACAAAAGGTAACGTAGATACACCTGTAGAAATCAAGTTCGATAATAAAGCAGGATTAGTAGCAAACTATCGCTTTATGAGTGAAACAATGATCAACGAACAGATTAAGGTTCCACCATTTAGAGGTGCAACATGGAATTTAACAATCACACCGACAAAGAAGGCTATTAATACACTTTCGACATATATGGGTATTTTAGGCGGATTCGAAAAGCGATTTATTGTTAGTATAGAAAAAGGTACACTGTATTTTTCAATTGGTAATGGTCCTACAGACCGAGCAACTGTTCCTTTTGCTACCGGTGTTACAGGTACGCTGAAACAATGGTCATATCCACTTTCTCAAGTTTTAAGTATTCTGAAGCTTGCTGATGCTGCAGATTGCAAGATGAATTTTTCCGATATGGGTGCATTGAAGATTGACATCGATAGCGGTATTGGAAAGTACAGCTATATTGTACCGGCCGGTAAGAATTAATGTATTTAGACAATACTTTTAATGCATTGAAGTATCCTGACTATCACACTTGGAGAGACCTTGAGGCTGCTAGGAAAAATGGCAGCCGCTGGCCAAACGGTGAACCGGTGCGACTAAGTGATCCCGAGATGAAACCATGGATGGATGCAGAAATACGTCGGTTCAAGGAAGAACCCGGTTATGTATTAAAACTATTACAAATAACAGGATTAGTAGATGACAATAGAAACCCAACCTACGATATCAAATGAAGACCAGACGTTCGCAAGACTAAAGAGAGCAGATTACAAGACTGTTGAAAGTAAGGTTAGCAATAATCTTACAGTAAATCCATATACATTCCGATTTACACTTCATCATCTATATCATCAAATTGTTATAGATTGTGGCTGGACAGTAGAAGAATTTCTTAAAGAACTAAACTATAGATTATTCCAATGATTTCCATGAGCATGTATCTCTTTAGGTTACAATTTTAAATTTATGATATTCAATAAGAATGGGACACTGTTAAATGACAATTGATTTAGGAAAAAGACACAAAGAAGGAAATTGGGCAAAATATTTGCCAGCTATTTCGGGATTTTATACAACACATTTAGGAAAAGATTTATCAGATACTAATTTTATACCTAAAGAACGAGTACCGGAAAAATTTGAATTAGGAATACAGGGTTTAGACTTTCTTAACCCAGATAATTCTTATTTCCATTATCCCTATTCATTATACAGTGCAGGACACGCCGAAAGAAAGTTAGATAAATGCGATGATAGAGAACCTATGATTCACAAAAGAAATAGGAATAAAAACATATTATTGGGAGATAGCGGTGGCTATCAGGTAGCCACAGGAGTTATTAAACTTGATTGGGCAACTGTTAAAACACCCGCCGGAGATAAACTAAGAGAAGAAATTTTACGTTATCTCGAGCATACAGCAGATTGGTCGATGACATTAGATGTTCCAGCTTTTGCTGCACTTCCTCCCCTAAGTGCTAAGACTGGATTAACAAAGTTTGAGGACTGTCTTGATGTTACAGAATACAATCTTCAATACTTTATGAAAAATCGTATTCCTGGTGCAACAAAATTTCTAAATGTTCTATCCGGCAGCGATAATACAAATTCTAAAACATGGTATGAACGTGTAATTCCTTATAGTATTCCAGAAGCAGTAGAAGCAATGGGATATCCAAAATCTCACACACTAGAAGGGTGGGCATTTGCTGGTATTAACATGAAGAACATGATGACTGTTCTTGAAAGAATAATTGATCTTCGAAACGACGGCTTACTTGATGGTAAAGATTGGATCCACTTTCTTGGTATAGGTCGACTTGATTGGGCATGTTATCTAACATCTATCGAGCGCTTACTTCGTAAATATGATAATCCGAATATCAATATTAGCTTCGATGCAGCATCACCTTTTGTAGCTGCTGGAGGATATGCACTTTCTTATAACTATAATTACTTTAAGGCTGATCAACTTACCTATGCAATGGGTAGAGGTATCGATGATAAGTGTCTAAAGAATAAAAAAATTGCGATGCCCTTTCAGGGTCCTATAATGGAACGGTTATATGCTAGTGATATGTGTGTAATGGGCCCGGGTGATTTAAATAAGCATAATAAGGAAGGTAAAACAAGTTGGGATACAACCACTTATGCTTTAGTTATGGCGCATAATGTATATAATCATATACAAGCAGTGCAAGAAATTAATAGACTTGCTGATATAGAATACGCAACAAGAAAAAATATCGATTATAGAGATTGGTATCAATTAAGAAACAAATCTAAGGAAACAAATATTAGTAAGTTTGTTCCTAATTCTATATTATTTTTCAACAACTTTGTTGAGGTATTATTTGACCCATCGACAAAAGACCCGTATAATATGATTAGGCAAAATCAAGCATTTCTTGACTATGTAAGTTTCGGTAACAAAAAAGAAGTTACCACATTTGGATCATTATTCGGTGTAGAAGAAGAAATAAACGAAGAACACGAAATAACAGGCGAAGAACTTGCAAGTCTTGATAAAGAAGATTTAATCAATTTAGATGACTAAAGATCTAACAAGAAAACTAACAACGCTCGAAGGCTTAATAGCAATTCAACGACAATTTGTAGATGATAGAAATCACTGTGTCGATTATATGCACGGTATGTTGAATGGACTTATAGTTTCTCATTCAGTTTTTTCGGAAACTTCGCCTATATTTTACAAACTAGAAAACAGACGCCGTGATAAGAAAGTAAGACACAAATGTTTACACAAAGTACACAAAGTACACAAAGTACACAAATGAGAAATTTAAAACAATACCCAGTCGAGGCAGATGAGGCTATTTCTGCAATTCAACTTGCACTTGAAAATTATACAAAAACAATTGGGGAAAGAGGTATCGGCGATATCGATGGAATAGCTTTATTGATGGCAGAAAAGTTTATCGAATCATTCCCTGATAAATTTAATGCATTTGTAAAGGTATC